CAGCTTCTGATAATTTCCATTGGCATCCTCCAGAAGCAACAAGAGCATAATTAGCCTTTCCTCCATACTTATAATCATATGTAGAACTGCCATAAGCATTAATCTTGACAGCTATATTTTCATCGTCACCTGATGCCTGAAACATAGACGCTGTTTCAAATCCTGCAATAGAAGGTATGCCATTACCGAGTATCGCTTTCCTTATGGCGGTTAAAGTTTGATTTCCTGATGTCCGTGTTTTTTGTGTTTCAATACTAATAAACGCATCTGCATTACTATAATTTGACAATCCGTATCCATCTATCTCAAACCCTCCAATTTTTCCTCCCTTAGCAGTCATATATCCATTTTCAATACTAAACCCCTTATTATCAGTAGCAAAACCTTCTAGAGTTATCTTATCAGCTACCAGTTTAATTTCACCATCACCACTTTCATTGATAGCAGCAATGATCGAAGCTGCATTAACGACTTCCCCACCTTCTGTCTTCTTCACCAACAGACCAATGGACGTGCTAGTCTGGTCAATAGTCGTCTGATTCTTGACAATCCATTCACGGGAGGCTTCTACTCCCAGGTTAGCAAGCTCGTTGCGTGCTGTTACATACTCCTTGAATAAAGGATATATCTGTTTGTCAGCGTCTAGCAAGGAGATCCTTTGTAATGAATCGGAAGAAAGTAAAGGATAAGCAGCCGAACTACCTTCAAGGGTATAGGTCGTAGAGAATAATCCCATCTTAAGATTCGAATACTTTGTTTTCAGAGCATTAATTGCAGTACGAAGATTCGTTTTGATCGTTTCTCCGGTATTGATGCCCGCATCAAGAAAAGCAAGAACCCGGCTGATAACAGGACTGTTGGCTTCTAATATGCTAGGTGTACCCGCATCGACTGCCGTGTCAGCCATTTCAGATTTAATACTCTCATATATAGAAATAATATCTGTTTTCTCTGCCGGTGTGATACGACCGTCTTGAGAGTATCCTTTGATTCTAGACAAGATATCCTCCGAACTGGCATACAACTGTGCCGCAAGATTCTGTGCTGCTCCGGATACCTCTCCAGCTACCATATCCCGGACAGTTGTCTCTAAGCTACCTTCAAGAGCATTAAGTTGCTGATTGACTTGTGTCAAGCTATTTTCTGTAACCGATTTAAACTCAGCGTAATTAGTCAAAGTACCTTCGGCAGCAGAAAGGCGGGTCCCGACATCCGTATAGTTTCTCTCAAGAGTGTCTGTTTTAGAAGCATACAAAGTCAGACTTTCATCAATGCCATCAATTCGATTACCGATATTGAGAAACATCGAGTCAACCTCCGAGCTACGGTAATAACTTTCCAGAGTACTGTTCACTCCGTCAATTGCTACTCCGATTTCAGAATCTATGTAATTCTGAGCGTCAGACTTCTTGTAGTACAACTTTAAATCCTCCGTCAGACCATTGATGGAAATTCCCATTTGGGTAGTCGTCTGTTCAAGGTTATCAGTCTTTTCGACATAAGCATCTATACGTCCATCAATAGTAGAAATAACCGTATTCATCTCAGTCTTAAAAGATTCAAGAGAATCGGTAGTCAGAGTTAGCGTCTTGATATAAATATCACCTGAAAACTCCAGTATAAAATCTCCTGTACCATCCCAATCACCGGACCATGATTTAGTTGTAAAATCACTGTTAGCTGAAATACTTTCTTCCACGTAAAGAGCAGAACTGGTAAAACCGACCTTTATTGTACCAGATGTTTTACATAGATACCGCAGAGAGATATCAAATTTCTCCACCTTATCAGGTTTGTGATTTAAGTCTTTATTTAGTTGTTTAACACCGCTACTTTTGACACGCAGCATATACTGATTATTGTACAAGACGATATCAGAAACATTTGATTTCTCAGAGTATAAGTTGGCATTGACATTGACCATTTCTCCGGAAGCCGAATAAACGTTCACTGCTGTGGAATGTTCCCAATATGTCATATCATAGACAAAAGAGGCATTTTTTAAATAGTTATCTTTCTCAGACACATCATAGCGCACAGAATTAATCTCAGCACGAATGTTTGCATCTGTAACCTGAAACTTCGTAAAAATGTCTTCCCCGGATCGGAGCATAAAGTCTCCTCTGAAATATCCATTATCGCAGAATATACCGTAATCCTTTAATTGTCTCCAATACGGAGTGGTAATGCCAGAGAGATTTCCTATACGTGTTCTTGTTGCGTTTTCAGGATCAGTTTTCATACCATAGACTATGTCGATGTAAGGACCATTCGCTTCTACAGAGGTATGTTTGATCAATCCTTTGCGATCTACATCAGTCATACTGTCTACGCGAACAAGCGTATCGCCTTCTCTTACATCATTTTCAGAGCCGACGAAGTTTGAATAAGTAATATAATCAGCACTAATTCCTGAAACGACAAATTCATACTCCTTGTTAACAGAAAAGTTTCCTTCATCAAATTGCTGGACCATGATATAGTCTCCCGTCCGAAAAGGGTTGTATAATTTTCCGTTTTGAGTATCTATGTAGATTCGCATATTTGTCTTATCAATGCGGAGTACTTCAATCATATCCGTAGTCAGCCGTGTACCATTCTCTCCGAGAAGTTGCGAGACTATCATTTCATAGACGCGCATTCTCTTGCGTATGTCCAGTTCATCTATTTCAAGAATAGTACGCAATTCTTTGATGCCCCCGGAGTTAACAAACTCCTTCAAGTATATAGCCCATCCTTGACCATTCGGATTCCCTGATATAAACTCAGAGGAAGACAATGACTTTTCAAATGTGGCAGTATCAGAGAATATCGCAGCCCCTAAGACCTTAAGTGTCTCCATCTTTGCTTCACCTTTGACATTGATGCCTTCCAAAAAATGTATTAACTTTTGAGCTGTATCTTCTACGAGTTTACTCAAATAGATTCCTTCTGCAGTTTCCTGAGTGGAAATCTTATGTAGCTTAAAATGTTCTCGACCGTCAGATTTGGATATAGCCTTATCCTCAACCAGTACATATATATCCTCTTGCCCTTCAATAGATATTACTTGACCTGCATACGGCATATAAGGTTCCGCATCTGTGTTGCGGGCATATTCCGTAGCCTCTTTTATAGATGCCCATGTCTCCGTAGAATCTATAGGATAGGGATTCGTACGTCTATATTGATGGGGGAAAGAACTTCCGTTTATCTTAACCATTACTATACTGTTTTAAAAGTGAATGAATCGGGATCATTCAGACCCGGTGTCTGAATCACCCACATTTTATAATTTATTTCGTCTTTACCATTCGCACCAGCTACGGATATCGCTTTCGGTCCCGAACATACTTTGCCATTTTCGATAAAATTTCCATAAGATGAGGCAATAGAAATGTCACAAACACTGTCAGATGGCACGCATACAACAACAATTTTCCAGTTAGATACCGGAAACTGGTACGTGCCAGGTCCTGAGTACAAATCATTCGATCCTAGCGCCCGCACATCGTCCGATGTTTTAGGGATGGAGGAGCATACTCCGGCAAACCACTTACGATGTACATTCACATTGATAGAATCACTCAATACCTTTCTGGGCAATACATCATCCTCACTGGCTGCATAAATGACATTGGCAATATATGTTTCTTTCTGCGTATAAAAACCATCCAACTGCCTTGTCGCTGTCTGCACACCACCTACTTCTTCCGAAAAATTGAGTTTATTATTCGGATTACCATCATAGTAAGCTTGTTCCATAGGACCTTGACTATTTCTAACAGCAGTATATGTTATAAAACCTTTCGGACTACCATATTCAACATCCTTATTTGTAGATATCTCACTTCTCAACTCCCCTGTTGATTTCTGCGATATCAGTTTTATAAATGCATCTACTACCGTAGTTCCTCCAAGTATTATATCACCAGCCTTGAAGTAGCCTACTCTATCCACTGTCACTTCTATATTCCTTGGGAATACAGCGTTTGTTCCTTCTATACCGGAAGAAGTTCCTCCACCGGCAATTATCGACAACCTGTCCTTCTCCTTTCTATAAGTCAAAGAGTCGATTTTGCTTTCAATCTCACCGAGACGTGAATATGGTGCGGTTTCTCCCACAGTGTATACAGGAGAATCATAAGGGATATCAAGACTATATTCAAACCCTATAATACGGGAAATCCGGGCTTCTTCAAAATATGCTTTATTGATTAGCTTTACTTTCTGACCTACAGTAAAACTTTTTGCAAACCCTTCATCCTGCTCCCCTGTTTCGGGATTAATGCCATAAATATAGTCCGACATCATGGTATTGGTATAGGTCGAAGGATCTTGTTTCAGTTTCTCAATGTACTCTTTAGCCCGTTCTTCCACCTCCACTTCGGCATTGGGAATCATTACATCGGAAACAAATTGAGGATCATACCCGTAGAGAACATATGTGTCTCCACCTTGATCCGTAGGATGTAAAATGTCATCAGGAAGCATTCTTCCGTAATTATCGTTGCGTTTAATTTCGTAGACTTGTGCATCCCGGTTCCAGGTACCGTCTTTTAAATGTTCAGGTTTGGGCGCATCATCTCTTACTTTATCATAAGGATTAAATAAGACTTCGAAATCCATACCCGCTAAAGGTCCTGACAAGAATTCTATTCTCAGTTCCTCAGAATCCAGTTTGTAATCCTTCGAAAAGTGAAATCCGGGATCGTCATCTTTAAACCTCCATGCCAACCAGTCTTTTGACGTTTTTGTTCCATCTGGGTTATCTATAGTATCAGTATATGTATGAGTTGTTACCATATCCGTTACCCCTTCACGCTTTGGATAGATATCATCAAAAACAACGATCTGTTCTACAGCCTCCTCAGCTTTCATATCCGGGTAAGCATCAATATATGTCACTCCTTCGGGCATCAGGAGATGTCGGGTTGCAATTCCTTCAGCGATTTGAGTATCTTTATCATCTGAAAAGTAACTTACCGGAACCTTACTTTTTACGATATTATCAATCGTATATTTGTCACCAATAGAAGCTGTAACTCCTTCCGGAAGACGTAAAATATT